GACTTCAGGGCAAGGTAATTGGATATCACCTAGAGGAAGAGCTAAGGGGCAAAAATCAACAATGCATTCAACAGGATTTGCAGTCGATGCTGACGGGTTTACCTCTAAAGAACAAAGATTGAAGTATATAGAAGAGTCAGCCGCCGGAGGTGCTAATGGCATAGGCGTGTATAACGATGGTTCTATACATTCTGATAAGAGAAAAAAACCTTCTGTTTGGTATTGGGGCGGTTATATTACACAAAAAGAAGCAGCAGCTGCTGCGGCTAGAGGAAGAGCAAGAAGAGGTCAAATACAAAAAAATACAAATAATTCTGCAAAGATAAATGAAAAACCTTTCATCGCCCCCCCCAACCATCCGTTAATGAAAAGACCTAATATAACAAAAGGAGCAGAGCTGAATCAACGTTCATTGAAAAGCACAGTGAATCGATCTCCTTCTCCTGTTGTGCAAAATATTGTAAACAACAATAAAAAAACAGAGAGCACAGGATCATCCCAAATAGATTCGAGAAATCCTATGCCCGCTTTGGATGAATTATTTCTCAAAATGCTTGAGAAAAAGGGAATTTAATCTTCTAGATCCTTTAGAAAGTTTGCAAGTTCATCATCGTCATTAGACGCAGGTGTTTCTTTCTTACTTTCTTTTGCTTCAGTTGTTTTATCATCCCATGGCGGAGTGTCCTTCACATCTTCAGCTTTCTTAGTTGCCTTAGTCGCCGTTGTTGATAAAACTCGCTCAAGCTTTGTTTTCAATTCATCATATGTTTTAAAGTTTTTAGCATCATGAAATTCCTTCAACTTATATTGTTGAACCCAAATTTTTTCAATAGCTTCGTCTTCTTGAGCTAAAGGTGCTGGATCAGAAAATTCTGACTTGTCATAGTTTCTGTAACCATCAACTTGGCGAATCTTCAACTTAAAATCAGCACCTTTCCAAAAATCAAAAGGATTAACCGCTTCTTCATCTTCAAATTCAGGATGCATCGATGCTTTGATCTTGTCAAATATCTTTTTACCGTATTGATATAAGAAAACTTTACCTTCATTTTCAGGTGCTGAAGAGTCTTTAATTACTAGAATATTTGAGATGTATGAGAGTCGGCGCTTTTGCTTTCTCGCTTGATCTCTTGCGGGAGATTTTTCATCTGTTGTGGAATTCCACAACACCGAATTGTATTCAGAAACAGGATCTGGATTACCGGCACCTAATGTTGTTCTTGAATTTTCAATATACCATAACCCTGTTGGCCCTTGAAATCCATGAGTGAACATTTGAATCCAAGGAACATCTTCACCGTCAACAGCGGCCAAGAATCTAATAACTGCCATTCCGTTACCTGCTTTATCAACAGTAGGTTTCCAGAAACGTTTGTCTTCGTCAGAATTTCCTTGGGGATTATTTATTTTTTCCAATTCCTTTGAAATATTATCCAAAAGGGCTTGGCTATTTTTCTTTAAAGCTGAAAAGCTAGTATTCATTTATGTACTCCGTATATGTTTTTGTATGTTTTATATTGTTTATAACATAATATAGAGTTTGATTTTTGTTCAAACTATTCACAGGTATTTATCATAATCTGATACTTAATTATCTCAAGAGCTTTTGATTTATCATAGTTCATAAAGGGTAAATATTTTCTGATTTTTAATTCAAAATCCCCCCACACAAAATGACCACCAAATTTAACTGAATATCTATCCATTAGATTCAGTTCGCTCAATAGAATTATTGTAGATTCTAAAGACAAATGTTTACCTAAACATAAATTTATAATGTTAGGTAAGTTATTATTTTCTATTTTTAATTCTTTTTTCAGATTAAGATTAATTATATCATCTTTGAAATGATATAACAAGGCATTATTTCTTTTTGCCCAATTTTTATATATTTTTTCACTCTCTTCATCATACACAAGAGATCCTATCCAAATCTTTTCTTTAATCAACATATTAGATATTAGAAACCCTTTAGGGTCTATATGTTTAGAAAGTTTTAGAAAAAAAATCTTATCTTTTCTTGTGTTAAAGGATTTCAAGGAAAGACCTTTTGTCTTTCCTTGATATTTAAAGAAATCATATTTTGCAGAGGAAAAATGAAATTTCAACGCCATGAATAATTGATATGATTCAAATGCTGTCATTATATTGGTAATCTAGAAATTTTCTTTAGAAAATTTAAATCTTCTGCTTCTTCTTCAATCTTTGCTTTAAGTGCAATTGATTTTTTAATAAGAATTCCTATGTTTTCTATTTCATAATTCTTTTTTTCACACCAAAGAATTACAGCTTCAATATAGGTTAGGTTATTATTAACTACATATTCTTCGATTTCTTTAAAGAAATCGGGAGGTGTTTGTAAAGCCATTATAATGTTTTAATAAAAAATGATTGTTTCGGAGTTACAGAGAAGTTATAATCCATAACTTCTTTTGTGTCTCTATATGACTTAATGTTGATTTCTTTAACATTATCAGGAACTACATATTTGAAGGAGTTTCCCGCTGCTGCAGGAAGAGAAGCGGCTGATGCCAATCCTCCGATTAAAAATGCAGGCATTTTTTTAAATAAATTTCTTCTATTCATCAATCCCATAGTCCTTCATAATATTTTCCAAACAATATAAATCCGTTAGTTTTTCTTTTTTGATATGCATCAAAACCAACTCTATCAAAAACATAAGTTGATTCAGGCTTTTTTTTCATTTCAAAATATTTACCATCATCTATAGGTTCAAAATCATACAACAATTCACCTGTATGAAATTTATCTTCATACGAATCATTACATTTTACCTCAAAGGCCCATATCATTTCATTCAAAACATAATCCCAACGAGCATGAAGTTTTTCTTCTTTTTTTTCTGCATTATCAATGTCGTTATCTCGCAGTTCTTCAGGTACATCACTTTCTTCTACATAAGGAGAACCTTGTTTCTGCGTTTTTAACTTCTTTAACACAGGAAGAATGATCATAGCCAAGGTATGATCAGCACCCCATACGTCATAATTATCTATTTGGATTTCAACTTCTTGTTTTCTATATTGACACCAATTAAAAAAATCTACTACTTTGATTTTTTTAAAAAAATCAAACACAGCTTCACCTGTAGTTGTAAGATGATATTGTTTTATTTTATTATATTTTTCGACTTCACCCAAAAAAGGCAATCTTGCTAAAATATCATATACTATATTTCTATATAAAGGCGGTGGTCCTATAAAAACTTTCATATCAATTCTCCAAATGAAAATAACGGTTTATTCTGTTTCCAAGAAAACCGCCAAAACTCATGTTGGATTAAGCAGCTAGTGCCAATCCACGAGGAGCAAAATTATCGTTTGCTGTTATGTTTTTGCGCTTTACATAGTCGCCTATGATAATCTCCAGTTGCCTATTGTACACAGGTCGATTCTATTTCATCCCCATCAGCAACACAACAGAACCTTATCCGTTCTCTTCAGACTCAGGCGTTAACATCACGGACCTGATTGTTGTGTTGTTGGTGGAGATGCGGGAGAACTGCCCTCCCGGTCCCAAATGGTTTTCAGTTTCCTTCAACGATTATGAGTTATTTATATGATATTAATTATTTTTTGTCAAGTAATTTTATGCTTCAACAATTCAGGAATTTCCTGACCTTGCTCTGTTAACAATCTAACTGCTTCTAAACGATACAATTCTTGACATTCTTTAAACCCGATAACATATCCTTGCTGAATTAAAGATTCTGCTTTATCTTTCAATATTGCTTGACAATTCACCTCTATGAGAGAATAACATTGAAGGTATCCTCGACGAAACATCCAAATTGCAAACATTCCAAATATGATCCAAACGATGATAATCATCCAAATTTCTAAAAACATTAATATCCACAACTCCATTCATCGATTGTAGTTTTTTCTTTAGTAATTTTAACTTTCACATCAACGCCGTACATATTTTCAAGAGTATCATTAGGAATAAAATTAATAAGTGTTGAGATAGCTACAATTCTTTCTTCTATCTCAACAACCCTTTCTTCGCCATACTTTTCTACTAACCCATCATATTCTTGGATTTTGTCATTATAATATGTATCTTCAAATCTGTTTTTATA